GGGAGTCAAGGGTCAAAAGGCCAAGAAGTACCAGATACAAAACAGGAGGTTGAAAATGAGTACGACAGTCATGAAGATAATAGTGACCTATCCGAACAATCAGAGTCCAATACAAGCGATACCTACGGCGACCAGGAAACCGGTGAGGAAACTCAAGCGCAAGATTCTGAGAGCGCTCATGTGGATGATTATGGGAATAAGAAAACCCCAGAAAACGAGGTAATACGAGACCGTCTTAAAAAGCAGGCTGAAAGTTTAGAGCGCAAGCATAAGGCTGAGATTGACGATCTTAGGGCGCAGTTATCGGCATCAGGTGCCAGCAAAGAGGTTCAGCAAGCAGCGCGTGATTTTGAATACGATCCAAATGATAGCTCTGATTGGCAGCAACAATTAGCGGCCTTCGTTCGCCAAGAAGTCAAACAGATGGAAAAATCAGAGCGCGATCGTGAGATGCAAACGCGTGAGTTAGCAATGCAACGTGAGTTTGAAACTAAATTTCGTGAGGGTATGAATAACTTTGATGACTTTGTTGAGGTGGTTGAAAAGCAACCTTTTACGGAGGCCATGACTATAGCTACGCGAGGATTATCAGATCCCGCCGGCTTTGTTTATGCAGCGGCAAAACGGAATCCCGAAGAGTTAGCCCGTATTGCAAAGTTAGATCCTTATGCGCAAATGGTGGAAATAGGAAGGTTAGAGGAGCGTATGCGAAAGAATAAAACGACAACAGGAGCTCCACGTCCTATAGGACGCGCTACAGATGATGGAATCACAAAGCAGAAACCAAAAGAGCCAAAAGATCCGTCTATTGACCAATTAATAGCCCAATCAGAGTCTAGACGCTTAGCTCGCTTAAGACAACGCCGTGGAGGATAAGAACGGTTCACAAATGAAACAATGTTGCATTATTTTATAAATATGCTACAAATTAACTAATTGATGCGTAGTTATACATGGGTCCATCAACCATAAAACATATTAGGCGCGTATACGATATGGATTGTCTCCCGCCGGACAAATGATTACTAGGTGCACATTTTGTGCGTTTATTTATTGTTTTGTTCGTCAGGGAGATTGAACATGTCAACAAATATTTTTCGCGAAACCCAGTACGTACTAGATGACGTATTTGTGCGGTTTTGGAACTCACTTGCTTTTGCAAGAACCGCTAACCGTAACCTAGAAGGCGACTTTAAAAGTCTTCGTTTTGCTACTGGTCAAACACTTAATTACCGTCTTGAAGAACGCTATCTAGCAGGGGAAGGTGCATCTGCGACAAGTGAAGCTCGTGTTCAGATTATTCGTCCATTATCTATTACCAAGCAGTTTAGGACGATGATTGAGTACACAGGCTTTGAGCTTACCTTTGACCGTGCACGCGATGAACCTTATCTAGAAATGGCGAACGCACCTCGTGCTAAACGCCTAGCTAACTTGGTTGAAAACTTCATTGCAGCGGAAAACTTTGAACCTGCAACCTATTACTCTGTAGGTACCCCAGGCGTCCCGGTTGATTTAAATACTATCTTAACCGCTGATGCCTTAATGACCCAGTTAGCTATTCCTGAAGACGGTAAGCGTTTTTGTGCGGTTCCTCCGCGTGTTGCTGCTAACCTTTCTAATGACTTATTCAACGTCTTTAATATGACTGTTAATACGGGTGCCTTAATTGACGGCTTCGTTGGTCATTTGTCAGGCTTTGACTTCTTTAAGACTAACTTCTTATTGCGTCAAATAGCAGGTGCTGGTCAGTTAGGAGGTACACCACCCGCTGGTATGTTGCTAGCCGGTACTGTAACAAACGGTCCTATCACTTCCGGTAACACAATTTCTGTTACAGGCTTAGGACAAGCGCCTGGTACTGTGGTATTTAACGTAGGCGACATCATCCAAGTAGCCCCTGCAAGTGGCGTTTACTCTATAAACCCGCTTACTTATGAACCAATCTATGAGGCGCCTGCGCAGTTTGTAGTTACAGCACAGGTAATATCTGCAAACGGTTCAACAGCGGACATTCCAGTCAACCCAACTATCGTTATAGCGGGCGCACAACAAAACATATCTGCTGCCATTCCTAACGGCGCTCAAATGTTACTGTTTGCATCTCATAACGTGTCCCTGGCTTATCACACACAAGCTGTGGTCTTTGCAGCTCCTCCAATACAAGAGTTGAAGGGTGGTGTGGAAGCGGTTACAAGATACTCAGACCTTTATAAGTTAGCGATGACTTATTCATTAGGTGCTGATATCCGAAACTACGAACAGTTAGACCGTATTGACGTTATATGCGGTGTGGCTATTAACCCTGAGTTTGCTGTTCGTATCATGTCTTAATATTGACCTGGGCGGGAAACCGCCCTTTTACACAAGGATTTTAGATGAAAGATGAGCCAATAGAATATGTGGAATACTTAGGACGACAAGTCCCAAAATTAGGTTTTAGAGTTTATGTGTACGCTCAAGATGAAAAATTAAAGCTTTGCAATAGCTATGAGGAATACCAACAAGCTATAGAGTCTGGGATGTGGTTTCCTAGCAATACTTTCAAACATAAAGAGTTTAAGAACCCAAAAGAAAAGAGCCAAAAATAAGGGGTGAGCGATGACAACCGTTAGGCAGTTCGTAAGACAATCCTATCGATTGATCAATCCTTCTAACCCAACACAGCCCTTGCATGGTGATGACGAAAATCTAGCCATTGATGTCTTAAATCAGCTTTTGGAGTCTTATGCGTCTACAGGACTTCTAATCACTATAGCCAACACAGTAAGTACCATTGTTAATATTGGTACGCAATATGTGATATGTGGCGATCCGACTTATACGCCTCTTCCTAATGAGGTTTTAATCCCCCAGGGGCGCATGGCAAATATCACAGCGGCATGGCTTAATTTAGACGGTGTGGATTACCCATTAATTCCTGAGTCTCGGGATGAGTTTCTAGCATCCTTTAAATATTTTCCTTTAATGGGATTGCCTAGATTCCTTATCATGTACCCTGAAACTACTTTTATGAGGCTTCAAATATATCCAGCACCATCACAAGCCTTCACTTTCTTTTTACGAGCTAAGTTTCAACTAGCGGCATTAACCTCTAACTCAACCTTAGATGTATTACCTGCATATTATTTGCGCTATCTCTTATTTGCAACTGCAAAAGATGTGGCTATGTATAAGGGTCGTGCTGATGCCTGGACGCCACAACTTGAGCAAATGTTTCGAGAGGCGTTGGATATTATGATCTCAAGCTCTGAGGTTAACTTATCTGTAACAGGGGATAGAGCAAGCTTACTAAATGGTGCGTGGCGCGTTCGGGCGGGTATTTAATATGCCATTAGAACCCTTAGAAATATTTTGTTACTACGATGTGCAACGGTTCACACAGTTTGGCTCTATGGATTGTGCGAATTGGTATGGATTATCCGTTGATTCTGGTAAGAAAAAACAGGCGCTTTACCCTGCTATGGGGCGTAAGCATTTAGTATCCAATGGTGTGAACCAATTAATTTTTAACTCTGAGCCTAGGCTTATTTTCAAATCTATTAACTTCTTTTATGTGGTAGATGGCACGCAGGTTTTCCAATATGACAAATTCTTTAATCAGAAAACTATAGGTTCTGTCTCATTAACGGGAGATTTATGGTATTCAGTTTTAACAGTTATAAATTTAGTTTACATTGTTTTAACCGATGGTACGCATATATATGTGATCACTGAAAACGGTACCACGGTGACTATGGGTACAGTTACCGATCCCAATGCGCCAGGGGGGGCAAGTAATCCTGGTAGTCCTGCTTTTGTAGCAACATTCGGCAATAGAATACTTGTAAGCACCTTAAATACACCCCAGTTTACCTTATCTCAAGTGAACCTTGGTACAGTGCCATTAGATTTAACCACTTGCTTTACAATAAACGGAGCACCTTTAATTGCAAATGCATCTGGAATTGTGCGCCAGATGGCAGTTCTTCATAACCAACTTTATGTGTTTAATGATTACACAACCGATATCTGGGGAAATATTCAGTCAAGCGAGATAGATGTGGCAGGTGCTGTTACCTTTTTCCCATTTAAACTAAATACCTCATACAATTTTGACTATGGGATGGAAGATCCATTTAGTTTGTCGCTTTCATTCGGCCGCATGGCATGGCTTGGTCAAAACCAAGACGGTTTTGTAAGTTTCTTAGTATCTGATGGCGGACGACCCCAGGACTTCTCCACAGAGGCTATTAACGTATTACTGCAAAACTCACGTGTTACGGGGGATTTGAGTCCTTTTATAACGCAAACTGTTCATGGATTTATATATCAGTATGAAAATACCATCTTTTATCGGGCTGTAGTGGGATCATTTATCACAGAGGATATTCTAGACCTAGATGATAATACGATAGCGATAGAGTTTAACTTTGAAACCCAG